ATGGACATTGTTGTAGTTCAAAGTTTTGATAAAAGAGAAGAAGACGCAAGTAAGTTCTATTCAGACGAAGAAGAATAAACTAAAGTATATATCTTGACCCATGCCTCCTGATCTGCTATATTATAAGAGCAATCAGGAGGTTTTTATGTTGCAAACAACTGAACGAAACTATGGCTATGCCTGTATCAATATGGGCTTCTCTACGCTGCCAAAAAGCCAGCGCATCACAACAAATCGTGGCATGATCAAAAGAACTTTCATGGCGAAAGGTATCTCATATGCTTCAGAACTGGCTTTGTTAAATCTCAAAGACCTAAACAAGATTCTTGCTTGGAATCTGAAAAATGATATTTATTTTTACCGGCTTTCATCGGATATTATTCCGTGGGCCAGCGAGTATGATATCAAAACTCTTCCAGAATATAGACAAATTGTATATCAGTGTGAGAAAGCTGGTAACTTTGCAAGAAAGCACAACATGAGACTGACCGCTCATCCCGGTCCATTCAACAAACTCGCATCGCCAAAAGAACGTGTTTTTGAACTTACAAAGAGGGATTTGTCTATTCATGGCGAACTATTTGACCTTATCGGTCTTCCACGAACACCATATGCAAAATTGAATATTCATGTAGGCGCAGCATATGGTGACAAGCCTTTTGCGTTGGATAACTTCTGCCGCAATTTTGAGCGTCTACCAGATTCAGTAAAAGGGAGGTTGACAGTAGAAAATGACGACAAAGAATCGCTATACTCCACCAGAGAACTATATGAAGGCATTTATAAGCGCATTGGTGTGCCTATTGTGTTTGATTATCATCATCATCGGCTACACACTGGTGGTTTAACAGAGAAAGAAGCACTTGAACTAGCTATTTCAACTTGGCCTGATGATATCACGCCAGTTGTTCATTACGCCGAATCTCGTTGCGATGAATACCAAAATTACAAAATCAAGCCACAGGCTCATTCTGATAAGGTTATTCACCCCTTCGATGATTACGGGAACAAATTGGATGTAATGATTGAAGCAAAGCACAAGGAGGTAGCACTCGTAGAATACAGAAAACTACACCACGGAGCGTAAAATGAAAAAAAATAGAGTAATGATTATTGATGCCCTTAATGCATTTTTAAGAGCATATATTGTAGATCCATCTTTGTCAATGAAGGGCCAGCCTATTGGCGGGGTTAAGGGTTTCTTTAAAATATTGCAAAAATTAATAAGAGAAGTGAGGCCAGAAGAAGTTTTAATTATTTGGGATGGCCCAAATGGTTCGCTTAAAAGAAGACAGATGGACAAGAATTACAAGGCTGGTAGAAAGCCTCTGAGACTAAATAGAGCGTATAAAAACTTAACAGATATAGAGACAGCAGAGAACAAAATATGGCAGCAGATGAGGGTTATGGAGTATTTTAATCAGATGCCCATAATCCAAACTTGTATTCCAGAAGTTGAAGCAGATGACGTGATTGCATATGTAGCAAGTTTGGAATATTATAAAGGCTGGCAAAAAATAATTGTTTCAAATGACAAAGACTTCATGCAGTTGTGTGATGAGGAAACAATTCTTATGCGTCCGGTAAAAAATGAAATATTAACAAGAAAAACAATTGTTGAACAGGTTGGCATACACCCAACCAATATGGCACTTGCTAGAGCAATAGTTGGGGATGCTAGTGATAATCTACCCGGAGTCAAAGGTGCTGGACTGCCAACTGTATCCAAAAGACTTGATTTTTTGTCAGAAGAGAAAACCTATACAATTCAAGAGGTTATAAATTTTTGTTCTGATTCAAAATCAAAATTAAAGATTTTTGAGAGAATCGTAGAGCAAAAGGGGTTGATAGAGCATAATTACAGTATGATGCAGTTGTATGTCCCTAAGATTTCTTTTCAGAAAAAAATGTTTATTAAAGAAACTGTTGAGAATTTTGAAGGCGGCTTTAACCAAACTGAAATTATTAAAATGATGGTAGAGGATGGCTTTGGAGAGCTTAAGTGGGAAGATCTAAAGACTGGACTCAATCGTATTGAAAGGGAGTATATAGAAAAACAAAAGGCTTGACTTGATCGAGTTCTTCTGTTAATATACTCAAAAAGGAGAAGTAATGCGTTCTGGTAATACCGACAACGTAAGTTTTGGACGTTATGGAAAAAACTTTCAAGAAAATTTAGTTCATTTGATCTTTGCTGATCGGCCTTTTGCCGATCAGCTTTCAGAAGTGTTGGATATCAACTTTTTAGAGTTGGAGTATCTGAGGATCTTTACGACAAAAATATTAGAATATAGAGCAAAATACAAAATGCACCCATCTTCTGCTGCTTTGGGTTCTATTGTAAATACAGAACTGGAAGGGGAATCTGATGTAGTAAAACATCAAGTTAGAGACTTCTTTAGAAAAATACAAATAAAAGAACCAACAGATATTGAATATGTAAAGGAGCAAAGTCTTGATTTTTGCCGCAAGCAAAATCTGAAGAAAGCTATGATGAAGTCTGTTGCTCTTCTGCAAAGCTGTTCTTTTGATGAGATTTCCAAAACCATCAACGATGCCCTAAAACTTGGTTCTGATAATAATTTCGGATATGATTACATATCTGACTTCGAAGAAAGATTTAAGCCAAGATTCAGAAACCCGATCACAACCGGCTGGCAAGAAATGGACAATATTACAGGTGGCGGATTGGGGAAAAACGAGCTTGGAGTGGTTATCGCACCAACTGGTGCTGGAAAATCAATGGTTCTTGTTCATCTTGGTGCTCAGGCTCTTCTTGAAGGAAAAAATGTTATACATTATACCCTTGAGTTGCAAGATACAGTTGTGGGAAGCAGATATGATGCTTGTTTGACTGGCTTTCCTTTAGCTGACATTACCAATTTTAAAGATGATATTTTGGAAAAAGTAAAAGAAATTGAAGGTCGTTTGATCATCAAAGAATATCCAACAAAATCGGCTTCTACGGCAACTATTCGTGCTCATCTTGAAAGAATGGTTAAAAGAGGAATAAACCCCGGTATGATTATCGTTGATTACGGCGATCTACTACGTCCAACGGTTGTGAGAAAAGAAAAAAGAAATGAACTGGAGTCAACATATGAAGAACTCAGAGCACTATCTGCCGAGTTTGGTTGTCCTGTTTGGACTGCTTCTCAGACAAACCGTTCAGGTCTAAATGCAGAGGTTGTAACGATGGAGTCTATCAGTGAAGCATTTTCAAAATGTTTTGTTGCTGATTTAATCTTTTCTCTTTCCAGAACAATTGAAGATAAACAGGCAAATACCGGTCGCTTTTTTATAGCAAAAAATAGAAATGGTGCTGATGGAATGGTTTATCCAATTTTTATGGATACAAGTAATGTTAGTATCAAATTTGCCCTACAGATGCCAATGAGTGGTTCTGGCGGGATTGCAAACAACCCTTTGAATCCTGTATCTCTTACACCAAAGATGCAGGGAGAACTATTAAAAAACAAATATGCGAAACTAAGAAATAGGAGTAAAAACAAATGAGAACAAATATTCGTAGATTTAAATTATCTGAGCAATTTATAATGCCATATGTCAACAAAGAAGTTCCGTGGGGGCCTGTTGGCTATGTTACTTTTAAGCGGACATACGCTCGTAGATTGAGTGAATTTGTAACAGATGCAGAAGGAACCGAGGAATGGTATCAGACTTGCCGTCGAGTTATCGAAGGCATGTTCGATATGCAAAAACAACATGTTTATCGCTTGGGTCTGGAATGGAATGATGCAAAAGCGCAGGCAACCGCAAAAGAGGCTTATGACCGTCTCTTTACTTTAAAATGGACCCCGCCCGGTCGCGGCTTGTGGATGATGGGCACAAAATTTGTAGAAGAACGTACTGCTGCCGGTCTTTTTAATTGCGCTTTCCGCTCTACAAGAGAATTGGCAACAAAAGGTGGTTATTTATTTTCTTGGATGATGGACGCTTTGATGCTTGGAATTGGTGTCGGATTCGACACTTTGGGTGCAGAAACATTAACCGTCACAGAACCAAAATATACGAATGATGTTCTTATAATTGATGATAGTAGGGAAGGCTGGGTAAATTCAGTAAAAATTTTGTTAGACGGATTTTTACTTGGTGGTAAAGTTCCTCAGTTTGATTATAGTGCTATTCGTGCTGCTGGAGAGCCTATTAGGGGCTTTGGAGGTACGTCAAGCGGCGCAGGTCCACTTATTGAGCTTCATCGCTCGCTAAAAGAGCTTTATGAGCCTATTATCGGAGATCTTATTGATTCTATTACTATTGTTGATACAGAAAATTTAATTGGACGTTGCGTTGTTGCGGGTAATGTCCGTCGTTCTGCTGCTTTGGCTATTGGGAACAAAGATGATTTCGAATATTTGATGATGAAGAACGATCAAGAAAAACTTTATCATCATCGATGGGGTTCGAATAATTCTTTTCACGCTATTGTGGGTCAAGATTATACTTGGCACGCCAAACAATCACAAGTAAATGGTGAGCCGGGTTATATTTGGCTTGATAATGCCAGAACTCGCGGGCGCTTTAAGGATGGGCTCCGTTATGATGACCTAAATGTCGCTGGTTTTAATCCATGCGTTGAGCAGCAGTTGGAAGATGCCGAATTGTGTTGTTTGGTGGAGACTTTCCCAGCAAAACATGATTCATATGAAGATTATATGAAAACCTTAAAAATTGCTTATCTATATGGAAAGACAATTACCCTTTCTAACACACATTGGCCAGAGACAAATGCAAAAATGCTAAAAAATAGGCGCATTGGCCTCTCTCAGTCGGGTGTCATTCAGGCATTTAATAAGTTTGGTCGTCGGGCTATGCTGGATTGGTCCGACAAGGCATATGAAGCCGTGAAGGTGCTTGACGAAGAGTTTTCTAACTGGCTTTGTATTCCGAAATCTATTCGTATGACTTCTATTAAGCCATCTGGAACTGTTTCTCTTTTGAATGGCTCTACACCCGGTATCCACTATCCAGAAGATGAATATTATATTCGTAGAATTCGTTTTTCTGCTGAATCTCAATTACTGCCAGCACTGATTGAAGCTGGCTACCATGTTGAGCCTGATGCTTATTCTCCGAATACAATGTGCGTCTCTTTCCCGGTTCATGAAGACCATTTCATAAAAGGCAAAAAGGATGCTACAATGTGGGAGCAGCTAGAAATCGCCGCTCAATATCAACATTATTGGGCAGATAATTCTGTTTCTGTTACAGTTACTTTTCAAGAACACGAACAGGAGCATCTAAAGACTGCGCTGGAGATGTATGAAACAAGGCTGAAAGCAGTTTCGTTTCTTCGATATAGTGAGACTGGATATGTTCAGGCACCGTATGAAGCTATAACAAAAGAAGAATATAATGAAATGGCTTCAAAGATTACACCAGTCCAAAGATTTAATACAAATCAGGGTGGAACAGGAACCCGTTATTGTGATGGAGAATATTGCGAAATTTAGGAGGTAAAATGCAATTTATACCAGTTCAGAGACATATTCAAATTCGTGAAGATAGAAAAAGCGAAGAGCAGAGTATGGTTCTTCTTCCAGTTGATTATATCAAGAAAGAGGAGCCCTACAAGCTTGTCTCAGTTATTTCGGTAGCTGACGATGTTCGTTTTAATGTGAAACCCGGAGACAAAATGATTGTTGATTCAAGTATGATTAAGCAAATAAAAACGGATATTTTTGGTGATATTAGCATTATTTGTGATAATTATGTAATGGGAATTATAACCCAATAAAGGAAAATAAAATGGATAAAGATTTTTATAACAGGTCGTCAGCGACACAGCTTGGTTGGGAGCCAAGTTGGTTTGGAGAAAAATATTTTGACGACAAGCTTGTGAGAGCAATTAAGAAATGGCAGAAAGAAAATGGTTTGTCTGCCGATGGGCTTTGTGGTCCAAATACATTTCGTCGTATCTGGACCGAAAGACAAAAAGATATTGATGATTACAAACCAGTAGACAGAAAATATTCTAATTATCTTGTGTATGGCGGAAATTTTGTTCCTATTAAGTGGGACAAAGTTGTTTTGTGGTCTGAAAGAGGGGGGCTTGCTGCTCGACCCGGAAATTATTATGATTATACCGGCAGAGCAAAGCGACCAATTCGACTTTTTGTAAATCATTGGGATGTGTGTCTTGATAGTACCCGTTGCAACGATGTTTTAAATAAGCGAGGTATTTCCGTACATTTTCTTATTGATAATGATGGGACTATTTTTCAGACTCTTGATATGCAACATGGTGCTTGGCATGGTAGTTCTGAGCGCGTCAATAGGGCTTCTGTTGGTGTCGAAATCTCAAATGCTTACTATACTAAGCATCAATCTTGGTATGAAAGAAAGGGTCACGGTAGTCGCCCAATTATTGAAAATGCATATGTTCACGGCAAGAAGCTGGAACCATTTTTAGGCTTCTATCCAGTACAAATTCAAGCAGCACAAGCACTCTGGAAGGCTATTGAAGCTTCAACAGATGTCAAGTTTGCAACCCCTCTTGACGAAAATGGAAATACTTCAACGAAATACGAGAGAGATGTGGTTTATAAGAAGTTTGCTGGTATTGTCCACCATTATCATTGCACTAAGAGCAAAATTGACTGTGCTGGTATGGATCTTAAAAAGTTAATCGAAGAAATAAAATAGCTTGACACACCTTCAGCATTTTGCTATATTATAGATGTTGGAGGTAATATGTTAGCAGATGTTGTTATTGGCCTTTCTTATGGTGATGAAGGGAAAGGCAAAATAACTCATCATTTATTGAAAAATGGTGATTACACCCATTGTATTCGGTTTAATGGGGGGTGTAACGCCGGTCACACGATGTACTACAAAAATAAAAAAATTGTAACCCATCACATACCGGCTGGCGTTCTTTCTGGAGTAAAATCTATTATTGGAAGTGGTTGCGTTGTGAATATAAAACAGTTCTTTAAAGAAGTTAAAATGCTTGAAGAATTTGGATTTCAAGTAAAAGGAAGGCTTTTTATTGCTGAAAATGCTCACATCATCACTGATGAGCATTTAGAAGAAGATCAGAAAGACACAAAAATAGGGACCACTAAAATGGGCAATGGTCCTGCTTATCGAGACAAATACAACAGACAGGGTATCTTGGCAAAAGATTCTCAACTAAAGGGAACAGGCTGGCTTATTGATTTGTATCAAGAGCTATATGAAAATTCTTTTTCTCCAGTTATCTTGTTTGAAGGGGCGCAAGGTTTCGGTCTGGACATAGATTGGGGCGACTACCCATTTGTGACTTCTTCTCACACTACAACTGCTGGTGCTTTGCTGAATGGAGTTCCACCACAAGCCATTCGCAACGTTTACGGAGTTGCAAAGGCATATGATACTTATGTTGGGGCAAAAGAATTTCATGGGGCAGATTATTTAGTTTTTGATAAAATTCAAGAAATCGGCAATGAATTTGGAGCCACAACTGGCAGACCAAGACAATGTAACTGGTTAAATATCAAATCTCTTATAAAGGCAATTAATATCACAGGAACAACAAAACTTATTATTAATAAAGTTGATATCCTGAGAGAAGTTGGCAAATGGGGTTTGCTTGAAGGGGATATTCCGGTTAAATTCATAAATGAGAAACAATGGTCTTCTTATATTAAAAATATGATACAAGACGTAGACATTGTTTTTTCAGATTCACCTGAGAGGTTATAATGTATCAAAAATCAATTGAATTATATGGCGATGGCATTGGAAAAGTAGATTATGTTGAACATATGGGTACTGATTTAACCGTCGTTAATAGCGCAAGAGTATCCTTTGGAGTCCAAAAGAATGAACTAGATGGAAGAGACAGAAAGCTTATTAACTATCTCATTAAGCACCGACATACCAGCACTCTTGAGCATAACCTTATCACTTTCAGGTTTACTGTTCCTTTGTATGTTCGCTCTCAACATCATCGTCATAGAACATGGTCATACAATGAGATCTCTCGTCGCTACACTGACGTAAACATCAAGTTCTACGAACCCAAAGCGTTCAGAACACAACACAAATCAAACAGGCAAGCATCAAATGCCGAAGAGTTGATTGATCCAGTTCTGTTTCTCGCAGGAACACACAAGGTTGCGGCTTCCGAAGCATTCCGAGGACACAATAAGATTTGTTTGGAATTGTTCAACAGCCTTATCGAAGCAGGCGTTTGTCGAGAGCAAGCAAGAGGTGTTCTGCCACAGAATATGTACACCGAATACTACGGCACCTGTTCGCTTTTGAACGCATTGAAGTTTATTTCTTTAAGATCTCACGAAGGGGCTCAATGGGAAATCAGAAAGGTCGCGGAGGCAATGTTGGAGATTTTGGAGGATCTTTATCCTGTAACAATCGCGGCGTATAAAGAGCATAACTGGTAGAACTTTATTCTATTTATACCGGGTATTAGGGGATGTTCCATACTATTTAATATATAAGGGGGTTTCCTAATGAAACAAATAAAATCTGGTATTTATTCTATAACTTGTAAAGTCAATAATAAAGTTTATATTGGTAGTAGTATTAATATTGCTAAAAGATGGAGAGAACATTTATCGCTGCTACGAAGCGATAAGCACCCAAATCAATACTTACAGCACACATTTACGAAATATGGTGAAGAAAGTTTTTCTTTCTCTATTGTTGTTGGGTGTGAGCCTGAAATGTTATTGATAGAGGAAGAAAAACAAATAAAAATCTACAACTCTTTTAACGATGGGTTTAACTTGGTAGATACCCCAACAACTAATATGTTGGGGTATAAACATACAGAAGAAACTTTAAAGAAAATGTCTGTTGCGAAAAAGGGTAAGAGATCCTCAACCGCAAAGTTTGATGATAAAACAATAGAGGATATAAGAGGTAAGTTTTTCAATGGTGAAAGAGTTTCAGCATTAGCGAAAGAATATGGAATAGTGCGGCAAACAATAGGAAGAATAGTTTATTTAAAATCTTATCAAGATGTTCCTGTATCAACAGAATATCGTGAGATGTTAAGCAATCTAAAAGAAGCAAAAGAAAATGGTAAGCACCCCCGCTCAAAAGGCTGGAACCA